ACTAGCCCTCCACAGAAGGGTCGCGGTCGCAAGCTGCAACTCGGCGGGCAAATCCTGGCTTGCAGCTCGTGCGGCTGCGTGGTTTCTGGCCAACTTCTATCCGGCCGTGGTGGTTACTACTGCGCCGACAGACAGGCAGGTTCGGCGCATCCTCTGGAAAGAGATACACAGCCTCTTTAACAGGGCGAAGAGGAACGGCATCAACCTTGGCGGCAAGCTCCTGACAAAGAGCTGGGAGTTTACTGAAGAGCACTTCGCCTTCGGCTTCGCGACAAGGGACTATGATCCGGACGCTTTCCAGGGCATCCACTCGGATAACGTGCTGGTTATCGTGGACGAGGCCGCAGGCATCTCTGAATCAATCTGGGAAGGCGTTATGTCTGTTGTGAGAGGGCAGAACGCAAAGCTCCTTGCGATCGGGAACCCAACGAACCTCTCAGGCACCTTCTACAACGCGTTTACAGCTAAGGGATGGTGGACTACCCACATATCCGCGTTTGAGACGCCAAACCTCCAGGGGAAAGGCATCGTGATACCTGGGCTTATTACCGAGCAGGACATCGAAGATGCCAGAGAGGACTGGGGAGAGGGCTCTTTTCTCTGGCAGTCGAGAATCCTCGGTATCTTTCCAGATAAGGTTGAGGATACCTTAATTTCGCTTTCCTGGGTTGAGGCGGCGGCTAACCAGGACTTTGAGCCGGAAGGACCTGTCGAGGTCGCCTGCGACGTTGCGCGGTACGGCTCTGACAGCACTGTCTTTGTGGCGCGCCGGGGCCCTCTTCTTATCGCGGGAGAGGAGCACACGCAGCTCTCCACGATGGAGACGGCGGGAAGGCTTATTGACTTCGTGCGCCGGCACAATGCAATGGTCGTGAAGGTTGATGCTGTCGGTATCGGGGCGGGTGTTTACGATAGGCTGAAAGAGGTCTTAAGAGATGTCTTGGTGCTTGAGATGAACGCCGGGGGTACGCCGATTGATGCTTCCGCTTATGCCGATGCGGGCACAGAGTGGTGGCACAACCTCGCTAAAAAGCTTCACGCAGGGGAAATCGGCGGCAGGCTCTTTGGAGACAGAAGGGTGATGCGGGAGCTGACCAGCAGGCGGTACCGCTATCTCTCCGATGGGCGCATGAAGCTTGAGACGAAAGAAGAGATGCGGAAGAAAGGGCTTAAATCCCCTGACTGGGGAGATGCTATCGCAATGGCTTATGCTGGGGTAAAGGAGAGGCCGAAGATAAACGTGCGGCCTGTGATGGATCTGACATCGGCGAGCAGATGGAGGCGGTGAGATATGCCTACGCTTGATTTAAGGGAGCTTGGGCTTACGGGCCTTGAGCGTTTCGGGGGCTGGGTCTATGAGGAGTTCCTGCAGGAGCTTCAGGGCCAGCGGGCGGTGCAGGTCTACCAGGAGATGAGCTCCAACGACCCTGTGATCGGGGCTGTCCTCCACGCGATCGAGATGCTGATCCGGCAGGTCGAATGGAGGGTCGAACCTGGAGGCAGGAGCCTTGAGGATATGGCGGCAGCGCATTTTCTTGAAACCTGCCTTGAAGATATGGAGATGACATGGGAAGAGACTATTGCAGAAATCCTCTCCATGCTCGTTTACGGTTGGAGCTACCATGAGATTCTCTACAAAGTGCGCCACGGCCAGAGCCGTGATCCGGCCTATAACTCACGCTACAGCGACGGCCGGATCGGATGGAGGGGCTTTCCCATTAGGGCACAGAGCTCTCTTTGGGAGTGGCAGTTTGACGAGAACGGTAGGATACTTGGGATGGTGCAGATGGCACCACCTGACTACAAGCTTAGGGTAATCCCCATGGAAAAATCCCTGCTGTTCCGTACTACAAGCTATAAAAACAACCCTGAAGGGCGGTCGGTGCTCAGGTCCGCATTTAGGCCGTGGTATTTCAAAAAGCAAATCGAGACGATCGAGGGCATCGGCATTGAAAGGGACCTTGCGGGGCTTCCTATCGCTTGGGTGCCGCCGGAGCTTTTATCTCCTAACGCATCGCCTGAAGATAGGCAGGTCTTAGAATCAATTAAACGCATCGTAACCAATGTCCGGCGTGACGAGCAGGAAGGAATTGTGTTCCCCCTGGTCTATGACGAGAACGGCAATAAGGTCTTTGACTTTGGGCTTCTTTCAACAGGCGGCACGCGGCAGTTCAATACGGACGCGGTGATCGCCCGCTATGACCAGCGGATCGCAATGACCGTGCTTGCGGACTTCATCCTCCTTGGGCATGAGCAGGTCGGGAGCTTCTCTCTGGCTTCGTCAAAGACGCACCTCTTCTCGGTGGCTCTCGGCACCTGGCTCAATGTGATCGTAGCGCAGTTCAACCGGATAGCTATTCCGAGGCTCTTTGCTCTAAACAGCTTCCGGCTTGAGAAGCTGCCTAAGCTCGTGCCTGGAGACATCGAAGTGCCGAACCTGACAGAGCTCGGAGACTACATCACAAAACTCGCCGGAGCCGGTATGGACCTCTTCCCTGATGAAAAGCTGGAGGATTACCTGCGCAAGGTGGCGAACTTGCCGAAACCGGAATACTCGATTTAAGGCAGAACAAGAACAAACGTTCGCTAGCGCGTTCGGTATTTCGGCTTCCTGTCTGGTGCTTGTACCTAGGTGTTCTCCTATGATGGCCTTTAGAGCTCACAGGAAGCCCCAGGTTGAGTTTTTTGGCGGTCAGGGTATCTTTACCTATGCTGTCAAAAGCAGGGGCTAGAATCGCCCCGTATTTCGCTTTAGGTGGTTGGCTGCAGAATCGGTGCAGCAGAGTAGAGCCTGGGAGTTATCCTGGGCTTTCACCATAGATGCCTCCCTGGGCTTAAAAGAAAGCCCAGGAGAGGCTTATTACGCTTTAAGGTACTTTTACTTAGGGTCAAAAAATAGGGGGCTTACATTGCTCTATACCAGTACTATTCGGATAAATCTGTATCAAGCGTCTAGACGTCTAGTCTTCCAGTCTTCTAGTTTCCTAAGCGTCTAGTTTCTAAGCCGCCTGGACGCTCAGGATTGATCGGGGGTGATGCCGTGCCGAAGCCTCGAAATCCGGAGTGGAGGACGCTCCATGGGGTGGCAGACAGTAAAAGGGAAATCCTGCGCCGGACGTTCCTTGAGGGCATGAGGGAGTTCTCTTCCAACATCACCCTGGCCGAGCTTGAAAGGGCGATTGAGTCAGGCGATCCAAAGAAAGTGGAAGATGCCATCCCCTGGGACGAGCTGCCTCCATATCTTGAGGACATGGCCGAAGAGCTCATTACCATCGTGCGCGACGGGGCAAGGGCATCGGAGAAGTACCTGCCGGAAGCGGTGCAGATGAGGGTGCGCTTTGACCTCCTAAACCCGCGATCTGTTGAGTTCATCCGGCAGTACCGCTTTGACCTCATCCGGGAGATCACAGACGCATCGCGGGAAGGCGTGCAGAAGATCATCCAGCGCGCTTTTGAAGAAGGGATGCACCCATATAAGGCCGCACGGCTCATCCGTGATGTCGTGGGCTTAACTGATACCCAGGCCCTGGCTGTGGATAACTTCCGCCGGGGCTTACTTGCCCAGGGCGTGCCGGAGGGGAAGGCACTTGAAAGAGCCCAGCGCTATGCCGAGAGGCTTCACAGGAGAAGGGCAGAGACTATCGCGAGAACCGAGACTATCCGTGCAGCAAGCGCTGGGCAGTCCATACTCTGGCAGGAAGGTGTGGCCGAGGGCCTTATCCAGCCGTCGCGCACATGGCGGGTCTGGATTACGACACCTGATGATCGCTTGTGCCCCATCTGTGAGCAGATGGACGGCCAGAGGGTGAGGATTCAAGAGAGCTTCCAGAGCGCACTTGGTGCCGTCTATGCGCCTCCTGTGCATCCCAACTGTCGGTGCGCTGTTGCTCTTGAGTTCGAAGAGTAAAGGGGGGATATGATGCCTTATGACAGGATAAGCGATCTGCCGGAGCCGGTGAAGAATGTCCTGCCCAGGGAAGCTGCTGAAGTCTGGAGGGCTGCCTTCAACTCTGCAGAAAAAGCCGGAAACAGTGAAGAATCCGCAGCTAGAATCGCCTGGGGTGCAGTTAAGCGTGCAGGATGGGAGAAAGGGCCGAACGGCACCTGGGTAAAGGTGAAGGCGGCAAAGGAAGCGGAGAGCTTTTTTAACTGGCTGACGGAGCTCGTCTCCAAAGCCGCAAGGCTCTCCAAACAAAGGGAAAGCCCAAAACCTAAAGGGGAGACGGTTACCAAACAGCTCATAACCGGCATCCTTAAAGTCGATCAGGAAAAGCAGATTGTAAGTGGCATCGTGCTTGAGCCTGATACCGAAGATGCTCAGGGCGATATCATCTCGGCTGAAGAGATCGAAAAGGCGGCGCACGGCTTTCTGGTCAAATCCCGCGTGGTCGGGAAGTTCCACTCGGAAGTGGCTAAAGCTGATGTCGTGGAAAGCTACATTGCGCCCCAGGATTTCACTATCAACGACCAGACGGTCAAAAAGGGCAGCTGGGTGATGAGCGTTAAGGTGCACGATCCTGATCTTTGGGAGCAGATTAAAGCTGGCGAGGTTACGGGCTTTTCCATCGGAGCTGTTGGCATAAGGCAGTCTATCTGAAAGGGGGGATTAGATGCCTAATGTCCTAACCGATCTCGATGTCGCAGAAGTATCTCTTGTGAAAAAGCCTGCTAACAAGCGGGCCTTTTTGCTGTTCAAACAACTTGATGAAGGGGGCGAAGAGAGAGTGCCTGATCTGAAGGAGAAACTGATTGAGCTGATCACCAGCGAAGCTCCGCTTGAGCTTGAGGAAAAGCTGGAGCTTATCGAGGGCCAGGAAGGGCTCACAGAAGAGTGCAGAGAGATCGTCAAAGAGGTTGTGAAGGTCCTTAGGGCTTACAAGGCTGATCTGCCGGAGGATATTTTGGAGGTCATTGCAGAGCTCGCGGAGCTAAAGCTGCCGGAGCGCATCGTAGACCAGAAGCCTAGGGCCGAAGAGGAAGAGAAGATCGAGATCATGGCTGGTTTCCCAAGGCCGATCAAGAAGGCTGACGGCAGCTATGATCTTTCGGGTGTGCCCAAGGAGCAGCGGGCTATCGTTGAGGCACTCTGGAAACAGGCAGAGCGTGCCGATCAGCTTGCAAAAGAGCTCCGTGAGGAAAAGGAGCTCCGCATCCGCAAGGAATTCGAGGAACGGGCTAAACAGTTTGACAATCTGCCCATCTCTGCTGAAGAGCTGGGGCGCATCCTCCAGGCTTTCCATGAGAAGGCCAAAGAAGAATACGATAAGATTGAACGCCTCCTGCGTGCTGTAAACGAAGCACTCGGGCAGAGCGAGATTCTAAAAGAGCTCGGCTCCTCCTATAACGGCACCTCCGGCGGTGCATGGACGAAGATCGAGAAGCTCGCGCAAGGGCTCATTCAGAAGGATGCCAACCTCACCAAAGAAAAGGCGATCTCCATCGTGCTTGAGGCCAATCCACAGCTTTACGCTGAATACCTGGCCGAGCAGCAGAGGAAGAAGTAAAACCCTAAAAAGAAAGGCAGGGTGATGATGATGGCATGGGAGATTCCTGTACTAGATATAAGCCTCGTGGCGGCTGACGATCTCCAGGACTTCCAGTATTTCTTCGTTAAGGTCAACTCTGACGGCGAAGTGGAGCTCGCTGGAGACGGTGAAGCGGCTCTCGGGGTCCTCCAGAATAAGCCGGGTGAAGCAACCGGTGCAGGCGGTGAGGCAGCCTCTATCCGCATCTACGGCGTGTCTAAGGTCGTAGCTGCCGAGGCAATCGATCCGGGCGAAGAGGTCGCATCGGACGCTGACGGCAAGGCGAAGGTCGCTGGTTCCGGCGATCGAGTGCTGGGGGTTGCCTTAACTGCTGCTGCGAACGAGGACGAGATCATCTCCATTGCGCTCTATCACGGGCCGGAGCTGGCCTAACGAGTCTTTAAGCTAAAGGGGGGTTAAAAGGATGCCAATCCCAACTCCAGGGGATGTCCATGTTAATCGACCGTTAACTAACATCTCTATCGCGTATATCCAGGAAGCAACCGCGTTTATCGCAGATAAGGTCTTCCCAACGGTGCCTGTGCAGAAGCAGTCGGACAGGTACTTTAAGTACCTGAAGGAAGATTGGTTCCGTTCTGAAGCGAAAGAGCGTGCTCCGGCAACCGAATCGGCGGGCTCCGGCTGGCGCATTGACAACACGCCTACGTATTATGCAACGGTCTTTGCAGTCCACAAGGACGTAGACGATTTCACGAGAGCCAATTCCGACGAGCCCATCGACATGGACCGGGACGCAACCCTTTGGGTAACCCAGCAGCTGCTCTTAAAGAGGGAGCAGGTATGGGCCCAGAACTACTTCAGAACAACCGTTTGGGATACCGACCTGCAGGGCGTGCCTGCCGCCCCTGGCGCAGGGCAGTTCCTGCAGTGGGACCAAGCAAGCTCGACACCTATTGAGGACATTACGGGTGCAGCTGTCCTGATCGCTCAAAAGACCGGCTTCAGGCCGAACGTGCTTGTGCTCTCGCCTACGGTCTACAACGCTATCAGGAACCATCCAGATGTGCTCGACCGCATCAAATACACCCAGCGAGGGGTAGTTACCACCGAGATTCTCGCTGGGCTTTTTGATGTCGAGCGGGTGCTCGTGCCTTGGGGCGTAATCAACCCAGCACCTGAAGGCGTGCCCGGGGATGCTGATTTCGACTTCATCTTCGGCAACCACGCTCTCCTTGTCTACGCTAACCCAACACCTTCTATCCTGCAGCCGTCTGGCGGGTATATCTTCTCCTGGACCGGCTACCTCGGCGCAGGGCCTGCTGGGAACCGGATTAAGCGGTTCCGCATTGAGCAGATCGGTGCCGACCGGATAGAGGGTGAGATCGCTTTCGACGCGAAGCTTGTTGCGCCTGACCTCGGCGTGTTCTTCGCAAATGCTGTTGCCTGATAACAGGGCTTAGCCCTAACTTGGAGGGGATACTCATGGAGAAGGTTTTTGTAGCAGGCAGAAGGCTTAAGATAGGTGATGATCTCAGGTTCCCTGGGGACCCTGTGCCGGAGGTGGCTCTTTTCACCGAACGGCAGAAGAGGGTGCTTCTAAACACAGGGCATGTCATCTTAAAGGGCCTCGATGAGCTTAATCCTGACCAGCACGAAAAACTTTCTCAGTATCTCGAAAAGATGCAGCCAAAACACGTTGGAGGCGGTGTCTATGAGCTACCTACTGGACGACGGGTCAAGGGAAAAGAAAAAGCCTTCAAGGCGATGGAGGCTTTTGGATTTTTTCTAGGTGAGGTTGAGCCGGAAGCCAAAAAGGAGCCTGCTCAGGAAGAAGAGGATGATGATAAGGTAGGTGAGCCTTAGAAGGGGTTGATCTGATGGTTCTACTCTGCAATAAGCCGACACTTAGGTTCGGCGGAAAGACGTATCAGTTGGGGCAGCCGATTCCTTTCCATGTGGTAGGAAAGAACGTGGCTGCCCTTCGTGCTGCTGGGAAGATTAGGACGGCTGATTTAACTGAGCGCGAGGGCTATACCCACGGCTCCAGGTTTAAGAAGTATGAGCCGCCTTTCTTCGGCAGCTTCGTTGACGGAGAATCTACTGTGAGCGCAAGTCTGGCTCTTGATATGGCCTTTGGAAGCTCTGTGGAGAACCAAGCGGGGATTTCTGCTGCTGTGGGGCTTTCCATGCAGTTTGAAGGCACGGTCGAGGGCGAAGCGGAGGTAATCGGCGATGCAGGTATCGACTGATAAGGGAAAGAGTGGCCGCAGCCCAAAGGTGCACTCGAAAATCAAGGTTAAGGGCGATCTGACGGTTAAAAAGGCTGAAGAGAAAGGAAAGGGGGGAAATAAATGAGCTTCACGGAGGCACTTGAAAAGGCTCTGCTTGACCTTGTATGGGGCGGCAGCGCATACTCTGCTGCAGCGAACCTTTATATCGGGCTTTCGACAACGGCCATCAACAACGACGGCACGGGCATCACAGAGCCTGATCCTTTGGACGCTTACGCCAGGGTTGAGGTTACGAACGATGCCACTGAGTGGCCGAACGCAACCGCGGGCGGGCCGTCTGTCAAACAGAACGCGAATGAGCTGTCCTTCCCAACGGCAACGGGCAGCTGGGGCACCGTTACGCACTTCTTCTTCTCAACCGATCCGACCTCGACTGATCCAGAGGACATCATCGCTTTCGGTGCGCTCGATGTGCCGCGTACTATTGAGGAAAACGACACGGCGAGCTTTGCCGCCAATGCCATCACTATTACTTTAGACTAGATCGGAAAGCCCCTTAAACGGGGCTTTCCTACTCATTAAAGGAGGTTCTGCGGTATGCTATCAGGGACGATAAGTGCCAATTCTAAAGTAGCATCTCTAATGCTGCCAATCCCTTTTGCATGGTATGCCGCAGATTATTTAGATTTAGATGATGGGGATCAGGTAGAGGTATGGCCAGATAAAGGCCCAAATGGATTAAATTTGGTAAAAAGTGGCCCATTAGGCGCACCAGTATTTAGGGCTAACGCTACACCGAGTGGTCTGCCAGCAGTAGAGTATGAAGTTGGTTTATCTCGAATAGTCTCATCTTTTTCAACACAAGCACAACCAAATACTGTCATAGTCGCATGGAGATCTAATGCTGATACTGGTACTGTTTTCCACAGTACAGGTATCGGAGCATCGAGCCAATTAACGCTTCGTAATAATGAATTGCATATCAACGCAGGGCAGTTTTTGCTATATCCTAAGGTTGCTCCATTTGGGTTTATTATTACGACAGCTATTTTTAACGGTACTAATTCCGCCATTCGTGAAAATGGGGAAGTAAAGGTTATAGGAAACCCAGGAACAAACGGAATAGCATCTCTTAATGTTGGATCAAGAAGCAATAATACGGAACAGCTTGATGGTCATATTGCCGAGTTTATTTTCTATAATCGCCTTTTGACGCCATCGGAGATCGAAGATGTAGAAAGATATCTGTATGAAAAATACCTCGTAACTAGGCTTTCTGGTCGAATAGACGCAATAAGTACGGTTAAGGAAGTAGTAGAGGCCATAGCTTTATCAGGCACTATTACCGGTGAATCGGATTTAGCTGGCGCATTTAAAATGAGCCATGTTTTATCCGGGACTATTGAGGCTGAAAGCGAATTGACCACAGAACTTACCATGGCCACAGCCTTAAGCGGCACTTCGGCCGGGGAAGCGGTGCTTTCCGGCCATATTACCATGGAAATGGCCTTAAGCGCATCAAGCGAAGCCACAGCTGAACTTAATGCGAAGATAAGCCGCAGGATTGCCATTTCCGGAAGCGTATCAGCTGAAGCGGCTCTTTCCGCCAAACTTACTTTGGCCATGGCAATAACCGGAACAGTACCCGGTAACAGCGATCTCACAGCAAGCCTTGGTCTGGCAACACATATAACAGGAAGCATAAGCGGCCAACCAATCCTTATAGCACATTTATCCCAGCTTATGACGCTATCGGGATCCAGCCACGGTCAATCGGTGCCAGATGCTTATATAAGCCGGGATATTTCTATATCCGGCACCATCGCAGGGAAATCGGATCTTGCCGCAGCCGTTCATCTCGCGATG